CATAAACCCTACTTCCTCAACCATTTGCCCCGTGTGCGCTTCATATGCTGCTCTGGCAAAGGGTTCTTGTTCAGTCCCCCAGGCCATTGCTGCATTAGAGAAAGACTCGGCGCGGGTTTGGGTAATTCTCTCTAGCACCAGCTGCGTCATGTAATTGGTACGGCTTGCGCTATAACCTGTTTTAGTCTTGGCAAGCACATCAGCCAATCGGCTGGCAGTGACTTTGCCTAAACGGTCTGCAAACCAGCTTTCGGTTCCTTGTTCTTCGCTCATGTTGTTTCCTTTTTGGCTCGTTCAATTCGTGCTTTCTTTGCTTGGATAACTTTGGCCTGTAAAGCCTGGTTACCTTGACAGGCTTCCAAAGCGTCTTTGTAGACCTTTGCAAGTTCATCACTGTTTCCACTGGCTTCAATAGCTGCCAAGTGATCGGTTATATCTGGGGTTGGGATTGGTTTGCGTGTGGCTGCGTTTCCATCATCGTCTTCTGGCGCTATACCGCAGGCAGCCATCAAGCTGTATCGCCTTGCATAAGTCAGAGCAGAGCCATATCCCTGTGGGTCTTGCTTGGATGCGGGAACGTGAAGTTTGCCGCACTCCAGCATTTCGCCAGATTCATGGATAAATACAGTTTCCACCGTGACCCCTGTGGTGTCTTCACTTGTTCGCTGAACAAGGGCAATGCCTGCACCATTTAGACCTTCTATGACCGCCTCAACGCAAGCTGAAAGGTCTGCATAGCGTGATTTAAAGTGAGGGTTGGTGCTGCTTTTAAGAGCAGGGCCAAAAGCCTTTTGTGCCTGGACTAAGGCGGTTGCTATCTGTTTCATTCTGCGTACTCCAGTGCATTGAGTTTGCTGATTTGGTCGTTGATTGCTTCAATTGACTTTTGGAAGTCAGCCATGACCTTTTGCCTTTTTTCTTTAAGCGCAACGATCTGCTGTTTGCGTGGATCGTAGTTGTCTGGAATGTCCATTTCAATTTCTTGCTCACAAACAAAGGTGTAATGATCTGAATCGTGCTGGTATGCAAAAGGCACAAACTTGCCCTCAGTTTCCCAGGTGTATTTGCAGAAATATATGTAGAGTTTGGTTGGGATTTTCATGTTGTTTCCTTAAAGACCCTTGCGGGATTGATGGGGCCGAAGCCCCGTTAGGTTTATTTTGTATTGTTAATGTGCATGATGTTGGCAAAACGTGTGTCTTTTTCAACTTCGGCAATAGTGTCGTAACCACGAACGCCACAATTTTTTTCATTGATAAAAACGTAATCTTTTTCCAATGTGACAATGATGCTATTACCAAGACTGCGTTCATCATCAATGTGCTTAACCCAAAGACGGGTATCAAGAATTCTTTGAAAAGTTTTTTTCATCATTTGCTTTCTAAAAAGACCTTGAGAAGTTCAAGGCATGGCTAGATCATATCACATTTGTGAAGTCCACAAGCCTTTTTTAACTTATTTTTATAGGTACTTTCCCTAATATTGCTCATCACAACTGTGATATGATGCGCGGATGGACATCTTAGAAATTGCAATCAAGGAATCAGGCGGCACTGGTCGCTTGGCTTATCTTTTGGATTTAAAGCAGAACGTGGTCAGCAACTGGCGTGTGCGTGGTGTGCCCAAGGGCTGGGAGCAAGTGCTGCGAATTAAATTTAAAAAACAGATTGCTTCTGCTGGAAAAGTGATATAGTGTTTTGAAACACGGCTAGGTGGGGGGTAGCTACCCCACCGAAAAGAGTACCTCCCTTCTGCCGTTTGTTTCTTTCTGGAGGTTTGCGAGGATGCTTCAGTGCACTACTACCAGTTCAATATTGGTGACTATAAGAGTCACACGGAACATCTTTCCGAAATGGAAGATTTGACCTATCGGCGTTTGCTTGATTGGTACTATCTTCACGAAACGCCAATTCCTCTTGACGAAAACGAAGTAGCAAGACAAATAAGGATGCGTTTGCATAGCGATTGCATAGCGGTCGTATTGCGAGAGTATTTTGAATGCACAACGGAGGGATGGATTCACCATCGTGCAAACAAGGAATTGTCCAAAGCTGGCGACAAATCACAAAAAGCTAGCGAGAGTGCAAAAGCAAGATGGAATAAGCAAAAGAATGCGAACGCATTGCAAACGCAATCCGAAAGCAATGCTACACATAACACATTACCCATTACCCAAGACCCATTACACAAGACACAAAAGAAAAATACAGTTGCCCCGCCTGAAGGCGTGACGGATTCTGTTTGGCAAGATTGGATAAAACTCAGAAAAGAAAAAAGAGCAGCAGTCACTCAAACCGCTGTTAAAGGAATACAACGTGAAGCAAACAAAGCAGGCGTAAGCCTTCAGGCGGCCTTGGAAACTTGCTGTGCAAGGGGCTGGACAGGTTTTAAGGCTGATTGGATAGCAGATAAAAATTTGACCAAAACAGGCCAAATGAATCAAACCGTTCAATCAGGATTAACCCGTGGTCTTATTGGAGGGCTTCACAATGTCAAATTACTTGGAAACTGATTTCTGCACCAAAGATGATGGCCTGGATTACATCTTTGCCGTCATGGGGGCAACTTACGGGGCAGCATTTAGCCGACATTTTGAAGGCATGGATTTAGATTTGGTTCGATCTGTTTGGGGTAACACGCTAGGTGGCTTCCTGACTTACAAACCATCTTTGTACTATGCGATTAAGCTTTTGCCTGCTGACTTTCCGCCAAGCGCAGTGAAGTTCAAAGAATTCTGCAATGCAGGGCCAAACATTCCTGTCAAGCCAGTTCAACGAATTGAGTGCCAACCAACATTGCATGAGCGCATGGCAACTGACAAAGCGAAAGCCGAAGCATTGGCAAGACTTGCCCAATTGCGGAAAGAATATGGTTACAAATGAAAGTTATTTCAATAAACACTTTTGAAGTTGAACCTTGGTTATTGGAAAAACATTATGCAAAACGTATGTGCCCAATTTCATTTGCATTTGGTTTATATGAAAATGAATTATTGGTTGGCGTTGTAACTTATGGTGTTCCAGCAAGCCCATTTCTTTGCATGGGTGTTTGTGGCAAAAAAAACAAGGACATTGTTTTGGAATTAAACAGGCTTTGTTTGAATGATGGCATCACAAATGGCGCTTCCTTTTTGGTAAGCAAAAGCCTAAAAATGTTGCCCAAACCAACAATTGTTGTTTCTTATGCTGACACAGCAATGAATCACGTTGGTTATATTTATCAGGCTTGCAATTTTTTGTTTACAGGAACAACAAAAGAACGCACCGACATGGCTGGTGAAGACGGCAAACATAGTAGGCACAATTTTGGTGATTCACAAAATAGAGTAAACCGAAGTGCAAAACACCGTTATGTTTTTTTTGTTGGAAATAAATATCAAAAAAATTTATTGCTACAACAACTCAATTATCAAATTGAACCTTATCCAAAAGGTGAATCAAAAAAATACGATTCTGGTTCAACTGTAAAAACACAACAACTTTTATTTGTATGAATTATGAACAAGCAAACCGAATCCTTGACCGAGCAACAGAAGGTTGGGAATTTAGCGAATTTGTCATTCTCAGAGCGCTTGAGCTTACGGGAGACTATTCACCAGATGGAAGCCTTGGAATGGGTCAATCGGTTCAAAGCCAAAATGAAAACCGATGGGAAGACAGCAGCGTGGAACTGGTGGCAGATCACGTTAAAAGATATCGCCAAGCGTAGAGGCCAAAAAGCCGCTGACGAATTGCGTGAACGAATGAACAGGACTAAAAAATGAGATATGCAGCCAGGGTTGACAAAAACCAAGAACAAATTGTTTCAGCATTAAGGGCAGTTGGCGCTTATGTCTGGATTATTGGCCTGCCAGTTGATCTTTTGGTGGGATACAAGGGACACACATTCTTGGTTGAAGTTAAAAATGGCCATAGAAAGCGTTTAACGGCTCTACAAGAGGATTTTTTCGCAAATTGGTCTGGTAGTACCTTGGCAAGGATTGATGGCCCTGAAGCGGCTTTACGCATGATTGGGGTTGTCAAATGAATCCTTACAAAATTATTGAACCGACTTGCATCAGTTTTAGCGGTGGTCGAACATCGGCTTATATGCTTTACAAAGTGCTAGAGGCTCACGACATGAGCCTGCCAGATGAAGCTATTGTTTGTTTTGCCAACACAGGCAAAGAAGATGAAGCAACTTTGCGGTTTGTTGACCGTTGCTCAAAAGAATGGAATGTCGAAATCCATTGGTTGGAATATCGAGATGCCGACCCTGCATTTGAGCGAGTAACTTTTGAAACAGCAAGCCGAAATGGTGAACCTTTTGAAG